TAGCGGTCTGGCACGAATTCCAGCGACTGCACCGTATAGACGAATCCGACATAAAGCCCGCAGCAGTCGCGCACCACCTGCACCACGTCCCCCGCTTGGATGCCGCGCGATCTCATGCGTTCGCCAGCAATTCGATGAGCTTGTCCGCCATATGTTTGTAATGTAATTTTCTGGCGGCGTCGGCGGCGTAGGCGGCGTCGGCGGCGGCGGCGGCAGCGGCGGCGTAGACGGAGGCGGCGGCGTCGGCGGCGTAGACGGCGTAGGCGGCGTCGGCGGCGTAGGCGGCGTCGGCGGCGGCGGCGGCAGCGGCGGCGTCGGCGGCGTAGACGGCGATGTTCTTAAATGCTTGTTTATCACGCTTATCCCAATCCTTTAACTCTCGGTAAAGATCAGCCACGCGATGAATTGCAATCCATTGTTTACTGTCTTTCTTGATAAATCGGATAACGCCATGCTTCTCGTCTACCAAGAGCCATACCGCGAAGCGCGGCCATACCAGAGAGAGATCCGTTCCTACTGGAATAGCGGAGAGAAATTGGGCCGGGAATTGTTTCGAGGAACCATTCGCCATGCCCTCAAAGATTCGATCTTCCAACCTTGCGAGAATAAGCGGAATACCCAGCTCGGTCTCATAAGCCGCATGACTATCAGAGTGAACCGTGCAACCGATAGCGCAGCCTTTGTCGTTTTCCCAATACTTGCCATGAATGATTTCATCTGCAAGCTCATGAGCCTTGACACGGGCAAGATACTCAGCTTTGATTTCGGCTTTACCGTGAAAGGCAATCATGTTGTCTCCTTGAATTTGCCATCTACGCATTGGTCATGCTGCTCTGAATCCAGCCGCTCATCCTCGCTCCGGTAGCGATCAGGCTCGTCCTCGTCGGCGTAGAGGAATTTCTCGGATTCGGCCATGTCAGGCTTTGCCTGAATATCCTCAGCATGTTCACGATACAGCCTGTTTTTGCATTCGTCGTGTATCCATTCGACCCCATACTTGTTTTCGGTATTTTTGCCACACTCGGTGCAGGGGCCGGAGGTCGGCTTGCGGATGGATGCGGGAATTGTGAAATCCGCGATACCAACGGAAAGCCGAAGCCACGCTTTGACCTCTTCATAAGCAAGAACGGTTTGTTCCTCGCCCTCATGATTGTGCTGATTAACGTGACGGTATCGTTGCATAAGATTGTAGAATTCCTCACACTCAGGCCAATCGGCGGTAGCACCAGCAGAACGAGAAACGCGCTTATGCGGCTGGAGCATCGGATTTCACCTGAAACAGCTTTCCTGCGTCTCCACAGGGACCACTGAAACTACGCACATCGGAGCAGTAGTGCGCCATCGGCTCGCCCCGCACCCGGTCCCGCTTCTGCGGCAGGCTCGGATGAACGCAGGCGTCGAGCGAGGCCCAGTGCTCGTCGTAGCGGCGGTAGTGCAGGCAGTCGCGGCAGAAAATCATGATTAGAACATAGTGACATTATGCACTAACTTTGTCAACCTTTTTCTTGAGTTTCTTTTTCCTCAACGTTTTCAATACTCTGTATATACTGGCAGCATGAATCCCGGTAGCCGCCTGCGCCTCATAGGGGCTTTTGCCATCAACTTGCACCATATGCAACGCCATCTTCATTTCAGCCGATACGCGAGCACTCATAAAATCTCCTTGACTCGCTTTATACACTGTGTGATTATGAGAGTCAATATGATCTCCACTCAGGAAGAAAGACAGGCAGCACGCAACTATACACCGCAAACAATAGCCGAATTAAATCGGCGGTATTCAAAATGGCGTAAGCATCACCGCTCTTGGATGTTTCGAGCACATAAACTGGTTATGCGAGCAGTTAAATTTGGGGTTTTACCAAGAGCACAGGTGCTGGATTGCGCGGATTGTGGTAGTTATGCCGCCGTTTACGACCATAGAGATTACCGCGATGCGCTTAATGTCGCGCCAGTATGCGTGTCATGCAATTTCAAACGCGGAGAGGGGTGGAGTCCAAAATATAAAGTTGGCGATTATCTTGCCGGATTTGAACAATACCCATTTCTGTTTGGAATTCCCCATAGACGTACAATGAAAGATCAAAGACTGGACGCAAAGCCCGCATGACCAAGCCCCGCTCCCGTTCCAATCCGCTACGGTGCTGTGGCGCTTTCATTCGAGGTGAACTCGACCCCCGCACCATCCGCCCGACCGCAAAGCAGGCTTTGATGGCTGGAGAACTCTGGAATCCCAAGCGCAAGCTCTCGATACGGGTCGTTCAAATCTCATGGAGACGGACGTAATCAAATTTCTGGTGTTGGGAATTGTTTTGCTGCTCGCCTTGATAGCAGGTTGTATCGTGGCAAGCGATGTTGACAAAATCCTCCGTAATTACCGGGGGCGGCGATGACGCAAAATAGCCTGTTATTGCAATTCCTTGAACAACATCCTCAAGGTATAACGCAGTTAGATGCCTTCAACACTTTGGGCATCTGCCGGCTGTCGGAAAGAATAAGGGAATTGGAAAGACTGGGCGTTAACATCAGTCATGTTCCAGCCGAAGTCCCTGTCCGTGATGGCAGAACAGCCCATGTGGTGCGTTACACCTTGGACAATCATATTGCTTACGGATGACTTCGGATGAAAAACTACCGCCACAGCCTGAAGAACGAATGGAAGCGGGCGAAGAAGAAAACCGGCGTCAGGGTGAAGCAGGTCGCGTTATCCACGCTCAGGCGAAAGCTCGATAAGGTTTTCTCGCTTTGGATACGTAGACGCGATGCCGATGATAAAGGCATGGGTCGGTGCTATACCTGCAATCGTTATGCGCTGCTTGAAGCTTCACATTTCATTCCCCGGCAGCACCAGGCAACGAGGTGGGATGAGCATAACGTCCACGGAGCTTGTAGTTATTGCAACCGCTGGCAGCATGGGAACCTGGCTGAGTATTACCTCGCATTGGTCAGGCAATACGGTCAACGGATCGCTGATGGATTGATGGAACTGAAGCGCACGACGGTCAAGTTCACCCGCCAGGATTTTCTTGACCTGATAGCTAAATACTCGGCTTGACTAATCCCAGCGTGATGCCTTAGACTTACTCTACCGTTTGGACGCGGTGGAGTAGCCCTTAGTCGCTGGTGGCTCGCAAGAGCCGGTGCAACTCCTGCATCGTCCAGACCAGCCTCTAGGGGCTTTTTCTTTGGGGGCCGGAACGGAGAGCGAAAGCTCGACGGCCCACCGTCTGGCTTTTTCTTTCCCTTCCCTTTGGACTTTGCGGAATCAGCCGCGCCTCACCCTAAAATCTTATGGGGGGAGGGGGGGGATTTGGGGTTTCCCTTCCCTTTGTTTTTCAGAGATGAGTAAAGGAATATTCATAAAGAGAGCCCTGAGGAAAGGACTCGGGCGATTCGCAACTAACCGTGAGGCGGTGAAGGCGCTTAGACGCGCTAAGGTAGCCGAAAGACGCTCAAGACGTGAAGGATTCCTTCAATCTTTCGAGTGGCGCAAGGTTCGTATGGAAGCCATAAAACGCGATGGCGCACGTTGTGCCTGCTGCGGCGCCACACCTAAAGACGGGATTAGAATCAACGTGGACCATATCCTGCCGCGAAAGACGCACCCGCATCTAGCTCTGAGCCTCGATAATCTTCAGGTTTTATGTTCCCCATGCAATCATGGAAAGGGAAATTGGGATACTACCAACTGGCGCTGACGCCGGTCCTATTCTTCAACCTTCAGCTTTGCCCGGATCGGTAGTTTCTCATCCCGGCACCTAGTTGAAGTCCCTGAGAGACTTTCCACGGTTGCTATCCTGCCATCGGCCAGTTTAATCTGGCTACCGACCTGAGCTGCGGTCCCGACACAGTGGTTGCCCTCAGCTCCGGTTAGGGCATCGGTCATGCCGCCAGTCCAGAAGAAAAAGAAGCAGCCCTGTAACGACAGAATGAGTGGAATAAGCAACAAGATTCTCATGTTTGCTCCTTGTGGATAACTCCAGGATACCTACCCCTTACCCCTTCCTCGCCAGATCGACCTGACCCAACCTAGCAAGCTTTCCAGGGGGTCCAGAACCCTGAAAGCCAGGTAATAGCAGAATCGGCGCAAGACTCTCACCGGGAACAACTCACGATGTAGAGCGCCCAGATAGCGAAGCAAATCCAGAATAGCTCGATGGTCATTTGTCCTCCTTCCCGGTAGCGCGGGCGTGCTCATGTTGATGACAGGCTCGGCACAGCCAGATTATATCCAACGGTTTGGAGTAATCCGCATGATGGGCCTGAGCAGGTATCGTGGTGCAATTAGAACAAGGCTGCGAAACGATTCGTCCTGAGGCGATTGCGTGGTTTAGTATCCATCGCGCCTCATGCTTTGCCCTATGTCGCGGGTCGTTGCGGTATCGCTTCATGTTGGCTGCTTTGCGCGCCATTTTTTCAGGTTTCGATTTGGTGCGCTGCTCATACGCCATTTCCCACTTGCGAGCACGTCCACGATACCCAGCTTGAGCGCGGCGCTTGGCACCATATCTGCGCCACTGCTCAAGCCTCTCAGGCGTGCTTATGCGCTTCTCTGTCATGGTGTTCCCCTATGCGGCCTTGGCTTCCGGGCTGCATTGCGCGGCGTAGGCGGTCAGTCGCGCTAACATTTCGGAATCTTGCACATACGGCAAGACAGCCGACCATTCGTAACGCCACATGTGGCTACAATGCCGACAGTGTACGACGGGCATCAAACCGCGTCCCGTGTGGTTTTTCACGTGAGCGAGTTCAAACGAATGGCCTTTACCGTTCCAGAAGGCTTGTATAGGTTTCTGGACGGGCGGTAGTCCTAGACCGTGGTAACAGGGGACGTTGAGCAGAAGTCCGCTTGCTTGGTGGCTCAGCTGAATGATGCCGGGATCGCTGATTGTTTCTGGATCCTCGAAATCCTCTACACGCTCGGGCCGGAACGAGTTTTCCCGGTCCTTGAGAATGCGATAGAGCCGCAGGCCGCGGCTGAAATCCTTGTAGTTGCCTGGCCCGTTAGTGTCCTCATCAGGGAAGGGCAAGCGCCAAAAAAGATTTTGACAGGTGCTCGGGTTCAAGCTGTGCGGGACAGGCGTAACTTTGTCCCGGTCCTCGAAACGCAAGTAATACATGTTCTCACAGGTGCCGATCTTGATGCGGTTGCTACCAATGCGGGCGTATTCACCCATTGTTATCTCCTTGGTTAAGTGTCAGAATGTAACGACGTCGAGTGAACATTATTCCTGGCTGCCAGCATCCGGCTGGCGTCGGGTTAGAATATTGAGGGGCTATCACGGGCCCCACCCGGTCGGTCCCTATCCCGTTGCCGACTTGGGTTGCAATCATTTCTGATCCGCATCGTCCAAATCGGCCAGAAATAAAACGGCCTTTTGAACGTAGGACGGGGCGCTAAGAATTCCGCCTCGTGTGTTGCCAAATTCTCCATTACGCCATGCCGCTACCAAGTCCTCTAAAATCTTGATGGCTTGGCCTGAAGCGAAAGTTCTGTTAGCCAGCGTTTTCATCGTTCGCCTCCATTGAGTGAGTGATACTAGAACTTGCATTGGTCGCAGTTGCACGATTCAATGTCGCGCAATCTACGTGCAGCGACAATAACCGTATCCTCGACGATAACGTGTTCACCTGGACACCCAATAGGTTTCCAACCGCTCTTTAGGTATATCCACGTTCCGTCAGAATCGGTTAAGGCATCGCTGACTGCCGGATGTGCTTTGATGCGTTGTAGGGTCTTAGTCACATTGGCCTTTCTACTGGACATACAGCAAGATTTAGGCCATGATAAACCTTAGGAAAAAGCAGTATGAAATCAGCCTGCCGAAATCCCGACACCATTCAGGGCTGGCGCAAAACGTCACTCTTGATTGATGGGCGTCACTTAGAGCAAGTCTAAATGGCTGAGTCCGAAATCCTCCAGAAGCGTATAGACAAGGGAATCAAGCGCGGTAAGCGTAAGCCAGGTCGTCCCTTGGAAACTCAGGATTTCTCACCTCGCAGGAATAACGGTCAATTCCTGAATTCGCTCTCGAACAAGCCAGAAGACATCAAAAAGGCCCTCGACGATTACTCACACGGCGCCACACTGCAGCAGATAGCCAATAAGCATGGAGTAACCCGTCATGGAGTCTACGCGTGGTTGCTGGGCGGACTGGGAGACGAGCAGCACAATAACTTAGTCACACGAGCACTCACCGCCAGAATATCTCAGGCCGATGAGGTGCTTGAGACCTCGCAGTTGCCCGTGAACGTTATGCGCGGAGAACGCATGGCCCGCTTCGCCCGTATGGACTATGAGCGCCGACGTCCTCACCTCTATGGTGCGAAGCAGGAGATGACCGTCAATATTGTCCCTGTTTTCTCGATCACTGTTGCACCCATGCCGAATGCTGCGCTGCTTCAGTCAGATCAGCCTAGCCCGATTACGATAGAGCATCAGCAACCCGTTGATAAATAGGTTTTTGCTGCACTGCCGCTTCGTATAAACTACATTATGACAAATGGCAGTAAGCATGCTTTCCTACCTGGTCCAGCTCGATAGGGGGGGCTACCTTCGCCTATTGGGCTCAAGGGGGCGGTTTGTGGCCATATATTCACCTTTGCCTAAATCTACCTGTTACAAATGACTTGTCTTGCCTGTCATAGAAATCATCTGCCGGGGATGAGGTGTGAAGTAGCTTTAAGGCTTGCGACTAACGGCGAGCGACTAACGGATGTGACTAACGAAGAAGATAGGGTAATTGAGGTATTGGTTATCGATAAGCGAGGGAAACCCCCAGTGCACTTGGTGTCGCGGACAGCCAATCGGAGGACCCGTGAAGCCTACAACGCCTACCAGCGGGAATACATGAGGCGCAGAAGGGGACGGGGGTAACGCGCATGCCTTGGAGTCCCAAAGATGCTCTGAAGCACACCAGCAAGGCCCAGCGGGGGTCTTTAGCCAGGTTGTGGTCGGAGGTGGCCAACCGGCAGTTAAGCAAAACGGGTAGTGATGCCTCTGCGGTGAGACTGGCGAACTATGTGGTGAAGAAAGCAGGTCGGGGGCGTTAGTGAAGTGGAAATAAATCTTCTCCCAAAACAATCGCTGGCGTTTCAAACTGAGGCGACTGAAGTGCTTTTTGGCGGAGCCGCCGGAGGCGCGAAAAGCTATCTCTTACGAGTCTCCGCTATTCGTTGGTGTCTGGAAGTTCCTGGAATTCAGGTTTATCTCTTTCGTCGTACCCTGCCCGATCTTAGAGACAATCACCTGAGAGGACCGACTTCCTTTCATGTGATGCTTCAGGAACATCTTCAATCCACGCTCGTCAAGTACAAGTCGGTCGAGAACGAGTTCGAGTTCTGGCACGGCTCGGTCCTGCATCTGTGTTATTGCGATTCCGAGAACGATGTGGAGAAGTACCGGGGGGCTGAAATCCATGTGCTCATGATGGACGAGCTGGTTCATTTCACGGAATATCAGTATCGCTTCCTCAGAAGCCGGGTAAGACGCGCTGGTTTGAAAGTCCCAGAACAATATGCGTCAAAACTCCCGCGGATCGAAGTGGCCTCCAATCCAGGCTCCATAGGCCATCAGTGGGTCAAACGAACCTGGGTTTCTCCCAAGCCTTCACTTACGATCTGGCGCGCTTCTCCGGAGGAAGGCGGGATGTTGCGACAGTTCATTCCCGCAAAGCTTCAGGACAATCCGTATCTCACCCACGACGACCCGGAGTATGCCGATAGGCTAAGAGGTCTGGGGGCGGATAATCTGGTAAGAGCCATGTTGGAAGGCGACTGGGATATTATCGCGGGAGCCGCCTTTGAAAAGTTGAGACGGGACCTTCATTGCATCGAGCCTTTCACCCCGCCGGAAGATTGGATGTGTTTCGGGTCGTTCGACTGGGGTTCTACCAGACCTTTTAGTTTCGGAGTCTGGACTGTCGCGAATGGCAATCAATTACCTGACGGGAGATTATATCGCCGGGGGGCGATCATCCGCTGGAACGAAGTTTACGGCTGGAACGGAAAACCCAATGAAGGATTGAGAAAAGAAGCCGAGGACGTGGCTGGGATGATGAAGGCGAGAACCGGGGAGAGAAAACTCTCCTATATCGCCGCCGACCCCTCGATGTGGAAAGTAGATGGCGGCCCCTCGATAGCTGAATTGATGTTGAGACGTGGTATCGTGCTGAGACGGGCGGATAACTCGCGTCTGGTGGGGTATGTGCAAATGAGGCAGAGGATCGGCGGGGATGAAGAAGGACCGATGCTCTACGCCACGAAGAATTGTCATGACGGTTTCTGGAGAACCATGCCGGATATTGTAATGGACGAGCGGCATCCGGAGGATATTGATGACAATCAGGAAGATCATTGCGCGGACGACGTGCGTTATGCCTGCATGAGCCGTCCCTGGTTGTCGGAAGTGAAGAAGAAAGACGAGAAACGGGTGAAAGACTGGTTTCGGGAGAAAGAGACTGCGGATAGCTGGAGGACGGTGTGAGTGCCTTGCCTAAGCCGGTAACTCCGAGGGAGAGGTTTAAGCTTACCGATCACTGGGGTTGGGTGGAGGGGCTTTATCTCGCAGGTAATGATGACGGCATAGCGTTGAGGCTTTTGTGGGGGGAGGACTACGAACCCGAGTCACGCAAGCTCTGGAGGCGTCTTTGCTCGAAAGCGGACATTGCCCTGGACATCGGTGCGCATACCGGGGTCTATTCACTGGATGCCTGGAAAGCGGGGGCGAAGGAGGTGATTTCGATCGAGCCCTTCCCGGTCAACTATGCGCGGCTGATGATGAATTTAAGACACTCAGGTTTCAATACCTCGGGCGTGATGATGGTTGCGGCCGGTGATGAAAACTCTCGCACCGTGATTGGCAGCGGCAACCCGAATTTTTACTGTGCCGCCGGAATCGAGTTGGGCTTCTGCCACCCCAGAATGCAGGCTTTCCCGGTCATTGCGCTGAGAACGGACGACCTCCTGAAAGAACCGGATCATCACCGGATCAACGTGATCAAGATCGACACCGAAAAGACGGTCGGCAGGGTTTTGACGGGAATGCCGGATATTCTGTCTTACAAGCCCGATTTGATCCTGGAGTGCATCGAGGACGGACTGACGGAGATTTTAAAGCCTCTCGGTTATAGCTTCTACCGAATCCACGAAAAGACCGGGCTTCATGCTGTTGATCGACTCTCACCCGATGACCCGGTAGACATGCAAAGCCCCAACCGGTTTGCCACAGTGAGGAACCTCTGATGGCCAAGAAACGCAAGTCCAGGTCTGATAACCAGGCAAAGCCTCTTCCTGATTCCGCGGTAGCGGTTACGGATGACGAGCATTCGATGCTCGTTGATTACGTCAATGAAGCGGATGACGCGACAACGGATTCAAGGAATTTATCGGAAAAGTGCCGTAGCTACTACGACTCGAATCAGTGGACCGACGCCGAAATAACAAAACTCAAGGCCCAGAAACAAGCTGCCACTGTCATTAACCGCTGCAAGCCCAAGGTGGACTCCCTGATGGGCATGGAACGGGCGAATAGAACGACCGCCAAAGCCTATCCCAGAACCCCCAAGCATGCGGCAGGCGCTACCGCCGCCACCGAAGCGGTGAGATTCTGTCTTCAGGACAATATGTTTGAACGTCAGAGGTCGGATGCCTGGGAGAACATGACCATCGAAGGTACGGGGGGAATCGAGATCATCGCCAAGTCTCGGGACGAAGGTTACAAAATTGTGGTACGTCACATCATGTGGGATCGGCTGATCTACGATCCTCATTCCAGAAGGAAGGACTTTTCTGATGCGAGATACTTGGGACAGGTGGTGTGGATGGACTTCGATGAAGCGGTGGCTTTATATCCGCAAGCCGAGGATGTGCTCGGTGCGATGCAGGAAGGCTCCCAGACTTACGACGACAAACCAAGGTGGATGGATAACACCCGCAGACGGGTGAAGATCGTCGAACTCTACTATCGCAGAGACGATGGCGACTGGTGGTATGCCTGTTTTACCAGAGGGGGTTATTGCAAAGACCCCATGAAGTCTCCCTATATCAACGAAGAAGGCGAGACCGAGCACGCCTATGAGTTTGCTTCCCTTTTTGTGGATCGGGAAGGCTGCCGTTACGGGTCTTTGAGACAGGTGCTGGATGTTCAGGACGAAATAAATAAAAGAAGAAGCAAGGCGCTTCATCTGATGAGCGTGCGGCAGACCTTTGGTACTAAAGGCGCGGTGGAAGACATCAACAAGGCTCGTCAAGAGCTTGCGAAACCCGATGGATTCGTGGAATTCGCCTATGGAGAGTTCGGCAAGGACTTTGGTATTTTGCCCACCGGAGATATGGCGCAGGCTCAATTCAACCTGCTCTCTGAGGCCAAGATGGAGATGGACATTGTTGGTGCTAACGCAGCTACGATGGGGAAAGATAAGACGGTGCAAAGTGGAGTGGCGCTAAGACAGCGGGCTTTGACCGGGCAGACCGAGTTGGCTCCGATGTTCGACATGTTGAAGAACTTAGACATCAGGGTCTATCGCAAGGTGTGGAACCGCATCAAGCAATACTGGAAGTCGGAGATGTGGCTGCGAGTCACCGATGACGAAAATAATCTCAAGTTCGTGGGCTTGAACAAGCCCGTCACCAGGGGAGAACAGCTTCTGCAACAAGCCCAGGCACAGAATGTCACGCCTGAAATGCTTGCTCAATTACAACAGAAGATTCAAACCGATCCGATGATGAAGGAAGTGGTGGATACCGAGAACGACATCGTGAACTTGGACGTAGACATTGTGATGGACGACGCTCCGGACACGGTGACGCAGGAAGTGGAGGACTTTCAGGCGATGGCGGAAATGGTGAAGTCCGGTTTTCCACTACCACCGGAAGCCGTCATCATGGCTTCTCCCTTGTCGAACAAGGACAAGATCATCAAGATGATGAAGGAACAACCCCAGATCTCTCCGCAGCACCAGAAGCAGATGGAGGCTTTTCAGAAGCAGATGGAGGATTTGCAGAAACAGGCAAAGCAACTGGCAGAGGAGAACCAGACCCTGAAAACCGACCAGTCAAACGAGCAGATGAAGATCCAGGCCGGTGCCAAGGCGGATCAAGACCGGGCGCTGCTCAAAAAGCAGCAGCAGGATGCTGAATTCGCCTTGAAAAAAGAAGAGCAGGACCGCGAAGCTCAATTAGCTCATGCCAAAGCCCTGGATGAATACAATCTCAAGTGCCAGTGCGCTGACAGGGACCAGAAGCTTGAACGGGACAAGCTCGACTTCGAGAGGCAATGCCGTCAAGAGGAAAAAATGGCCGAGCAGAAGGATAAGAACGAAGTCACCGCCGAAGCCGTAGCTCCGCAGTTGATTCAATCACTGCAAGCCATCATCCAGGAGTTCGCCCAGGTCATAGCCGGCCAGCAGGAGTTCCAGAAGAAGCTGGTTGAGCAGTTAGCGAAACCCAAGACCATTACTCTCGGTAACATCCAGAGAAGCGACGCCGACCGCATCACCGGGGCAAGCGCGAAAGTGCATTGAGAAAGGCGCGTTGAGAAGTGGCAATCGAGCATAAATTCGTCTCCCCGGTCGCCGACGAGGAAGATGCCTCGATAGTCGGTCCGAGTAATTGGAACGAGGGCCATCTTTTTGTAGAGGGTGGTGGGGCTACCCTGGAACTCGCAACAATCGCTGACGGCGAGTTCTTGAGGCGTACCGGATCGAACATTGACTCTGCCGCTGCCGCTGGGCCTACCGGACCCACCGGCCCTATAGGACCTAGCGGTCCTAGTGGACCCAGTGGTCCTTCCGGCCCAAGTGGTCCTCAGGGTCCTACCGGAGCCCTGGGGACTACTGGTCCCTCTGGACCTTCAGGGCCGGCTGGACCGACTGGGGCAGTAGGTCCGACGGGCGCTGTAGGCGCAACCGGACCGTCAGGACCTTCGGGTCCTGCGGGACCTGCTGGAGCGACGGGTGCTACTGGCCCATCTGGCCCTGCTGGACCCGCTGGAGCAACAGGAGTTGCCGGCACTACTGGTGCAATAGGCCCAACCGGGCCTGCGGGTGCCACTGGAGCGGCTGGACCCACCGGAGCTATTGGATCCACGGGTCCATCGGGACCTTCCGGTCCATCGGGTCCAAGCGGTCCCGCAGGACCTACCGGACCTTCTGCCGGGACCGGTCCTTCATTTGTAAGAGCAACCACAGACGCTCCAACCGTTACCACGACGGTTCTGACAACTGCTACTGCGCTTGTTTTCGCGGTCTCCAGTGGCACGACTTATTGCTTTGCTTTTAACGTGCTTTTTCAGTCTGAAAATATCTCGAACGGATTGAAACTTGGGCTGACTTTCCCTGCCGCTGCCATAGTCTCGGCAAACGTTTTCATACCTTCGGGGGCCGACGGTACTGGACAGGTGGGATGGATTAGTTCTTCGGGGGACTCGGTTACCGGAACCGGGGTAGAAGCGACGGGAACGACTTATGTAGCCTTGGTTGACGGGACTATAAGACCAACCGCTAATGGTAATGTCGCCCTTCAGTACGCAGCCGAAGTCAGCACTACTTCCGGGGTTGTGCTGAAGCAGGAATCCGTCGGGTTCTTGATCGCCGTGCCATGAGAATGGATCGTACCAAGGTTCCCTTTCCGATGCAGGCGGCATTGAGTCAGGAACTGCGTCATGAGCAGATGGCGCAAAGCTTGAAACAAGGCTTTCCAAGACTTGCTAAAGTTCCGGTTGCCAACAGGTCGATTTCTCTCATCGGCTACGGCCCCTCGCTGGAAGATACGTGGAAACAGATAACCAGACCCATTATGACCATGAGCGGAGCGCATGATTTCCTGATTGAAAGAGGAATCGTTCCGGATTTCCACTGTGAGATGGACCCCAGAAAACATAAAGTCTCGATGCTGACCCCACACCGGGACGTTCATTACTTTATGGCTTCTGTTTGTCATCCATTGATGTGGGAGAAACTTCAAGGATTCAGCATTGCCCTATGGCACTGCGTTAGCGGGAATCAAACACTGGAATGGGTGAAGAAGCATGACCCCGACACACTTCTTGTCTCTGGCGGCTCCTGCATGGGGCTGGTAGCGATACACCTTGCCGGTTGTATGGGGTTCAATCACTTTGAACTTCATGCATACGACGGCTGCTACCGGGAAGGCAGGAGACATGCCGGGAAACACTTAGGTCATTTGCACGGAACGATAGACACTAAAATCTGGGGCAACTGGTATAAGACTTCACGGATCATGGAAAACTCCAACATTGAGTTACAGAACCTTTTCAACTGGTTCCCGGTGTTTGCGGTGTTTCACGGAGAAGGGAGAAATCAGAAGTTTGCCGAACTGACAAAACTTCCCAACATCGCCATCGAGGGAACTCCCAAAGCCGAAATGGTGCGAGGCGGGAAAGTTGTCTATACCATCCAAAGCGAAGTCGAGAAGCTTCTTGCCGCCTGATTATGCTCACCTGGATGCCTGATTTCTGTCCTTCCGGAAATTGCCGGATTGAGCTTGACAAGTCCGCTGGAAGCGTTGACTGGAATCGACCCAAGAGCTTCATTATCCTCTGCCCTCATCATCAGGGATTGAAGGATTCAGGATTGACCGATCAGCAGGTATTCGATGCTGTCGTGCAAAGCTCGCGGGTAAAAGAAGCCGCGAGATGGGCGGTCAAGCTGGAGCTGGGTCTGGACAAAGAGCATCCCGGCGTTCCGTATCGAATAAACGTGGATGGAAGTTTCACCGTGCTGACTGACCCCGCGTCACTTGTCTGGGAAAAAGACGGGCAGCCGGGGCCGTTGCCTGCGATTCGCGGCGTTGACCGCAACCGCGCAAGAACGGCTGCTCTTGCCGCCGTGTCCGCAACCTCGCGTCCCATCGGGACTTCAACCGTGACGGTGGAATGATGGGAAAGGCTCTTTTAGCTAATCACAGCACCTCTACACTAGCGAGTGGTGATGAAAATAACTTATTTGGTTATTCAACCGACACTACAACTGAAGCCAATGCGCAGGCAAATTGCACTGAGGCTGCGACGTTCTCGCGACTTAAAGCGAATATCATCGGGGGAAATTCTGGAAGTGCCACCTTTCAATTCCGAGATGCCGGGGCTAACGGAAATAATGTCGTCGTAATAACAGGCGCCGCATCTGGCGAAGATACTACCAATACGGATGTTTTGTCTGCTGGCGATCTATTCAATATCGCTTATACCGATACCGGGACAGCATCAAACCTCGGATGGCTCGGGGCCAATGTCGAATTTAGCAGCGGACACGGGAATTTTCACGGCGCTGCTACATATGGAGGCAGTGTTTTTGACGTTCCTTCTACAACCAATTTCATTGGCTTTGGCGGAAATCTTGCGAATGATGGCTCTACCACTGAAGATGACATTGAATGGAAGATCGGGGGCTACGACAGTTTCGAGGCATTGCAAGTTCGCGTTACCGCAAACGCGAGGCTGAATACATCAAGTTTTAGAAATCGGATAAATGGTGCAGATGGAACACTGCTCGTCGAATTTGCTACTCTCGTAACCGGACTTGTTTCAGATACCGGACCAGCAGATGCGATTACCGATGGACAGACCATCAATGCGTCAATAACTCTTGGAGCAGGCGTTGAAGATTTAACTGTTACTTTAGTCATTGGGACGCTCAAATCCTCGACAAATAAGAGCGAGACATGGTTTAGAGAACAAGCCGGACTAGCCAGAACAGCATCAGCGACCGCGCATTTTTTTCTGATAGGCGGAAGACCCCTTGATTTAACCACGCTCACCGAAGCTCAAGCCCGTATCAAACCCGGTTTCGCCGCCGTCGTCTCCAATCTCCGCACTTACCTCTCGGCCAATAACTACGCCAGCAATGGGACGCTGAAGCTCTACCAGAACGGTTCTGCTGTCATTACCTTAACGCTAACAGCCGGTGGTGGGGCTGCCTGGTATGAGAATTCAACTGACACAATCACCATAGATGACAATGATGAACTCTCTTTTGAATTCGATGAAGGCGGAGCTTCGGGCTCGATCACCATCCGTTCGGTGGGAATCACGTTTGCACCGGTGGTGGTTGCTGCTGCGGTAGGCTATTGGGGTCGTGGAATTCGCTACATAGCAGCTAAGAATAGATAATGGCAACCGCCTTTCAACAATCGGCGTTTCAATGGACGCCGAACAAAGCTTTCCAGATTGATGCTGAAGCTGGTAAGACGGGCACTGGAGGAATTGATCCTGGAGAGGGTCTCAAGCGCAAAAAACTCCATCTCCCATTCAAGCCCACCGGTATTCTGGGGCGTCCCAAAGCCAAAGACATCAGAATTCAGAAGCGTCTCGATGAAACGGGGGCGATTCAAGCCGAGATTGCTGGTCGTCTGGCACGGGAGTTTGGCGAGGAAACCGCCGAAATCGAGGCCCGCCCGGTCATCGAAATGTCGATGGTCGAGGTTGAGGCCGAGATTGGGTTTCTCCTGAGAAAGAAACTGAGAAATGATGAGGAAGAAGTGATGCTGTTACTTTTGATGGTGGCTGCCAGTGAGTCTTGAAACTGCTTTAGCTTTGATTGGCTCGGTGAAGGACTACCGGGTTCTTTTTGTGGGGGACAACATCGTGGACGAGTATCACTACGTCACTCCCTTGGGCAAGTCATTCAAGGAATACCTCATCCCGGTGAGATACCATGAAAAGGAGGTGTTCGAGGGCGGGGTCATGGCTGCCGCCAATCATGCGCGGTCTTTCTGCAAGAAGGTCGATGTCTGCACCAGCATGGTTCCGGTACGAAAGGTGCGAATGGTTGAGAAGTACGATTTGAGAAAACTATTCGAGGTTCATTATGATGACGTTTTCCTTGAGAATACCGACTTCTACGGGGATTATGATGTCGTGGTCGTCACTGACTTCGGCCACGGTAGAGTCACCAATGAAATGATCGAAAAGCTCTGCAAGAAGCCGTTCGTCGCGGTTTCAGCGCAGAGCAATTCCTCCAATATCGGGTTCAATCTCATCACCAAGTACCCAAGAGCTGATTACATCGTGATCGACGAACCCGAAGCAAGGCTTGCCGCTTCTGACAGGCATGGGTATATCGCCAATGTCATGGACAAGCTCTCGCAGAATCGTTGCAACAAGTTCATCGTCACCCACGGTCATCACGGTGCCTATGGTTATCAGGATGGACAGTTCATTCATCAGCCGGCGTTTCTGAATCATGCGATAGATACTTTGGGTGCGGGGGATGCGTTTTTCGCAGTCACCGCTCTGATGGCGAAGACCGGGAACGTGGATGATCTCTTGGTTATTGGTAATGCGGCGGGAGCGTTGAAATGCAAGATACCGGGTAATAAGGCTCCGGTGACAAAGGACAGCCTGATCGAGTTCCTGAAGGAAAACCATCCGTTTCCTCAAGGAAAACCATGACCCTTGTCGAGCGGGTCAGGGTAGCCAAGCACGTTTTCATTATCGGGAATGGCGGATCTTGGGCCAATTCACTTCACATTCAAAACGATCTCCTCGCCTGCGGGATTAAGGCTTATACTCTCGACCCATCCACCCTCACCGCCACGGCCAACGATCATGGCTACGAACATGTATTCTCCAAGTGGCTCCTCGTCGTGGGAAAGCCCGGAGACCTTCTGATTGCGCTCTCCGGGTCGGGTAAGTCGAAAAACATCCTCAATGCAGTCGAAGCCGCCAAGCTGATTGGTATGGACATTGAGCGTGTGTTTGGCGCAGAGCAGGGCTTGGACATGCAGGCTTCCGAGGAAGCGCAAATAAAGTTAGGTCATGACTTGATGCGGGAGTTGAAGAAGTGAAGATCGTTCTCGCTAACGGAATTTTTGATCTAATCCATGTGGCTCATCTGCGTCATCTTGAGCAAGCCCGCTCGATGGGAGACCGGCTGGTGGTTGGACTCACGATGGATACCGTTGCCGAGAAGGAAAAACGCAAGCCGGTCATTCCCGAAAACGAGCGCATGGAAATGCTTCTGGGATTATCCTGCGTCTCAAACGTCATGCTGGTTGAATCCTCAATACAGGCTCTTCAACGATTTCGTCCTCAAGTCTTCTGTAAGGGAAACGATTACCGGATAAAAGGGCTACTGGACGCTGAAGTGAAATACTGCATCGAGCATGATATTGAAATTCTGTTTACCAAGCCAAATATCCAGACAACGAGCGCAATCATAGAAAGGATACGCAATGGCGCGGGTGCTTTGTAGCGGGGGGGGTGGGTATGTGGGTAGCGTCCTGGTTCCGAAGTTACTCGATGCGGGCCATCATGTCAGGGTTTTAGATTTATTTTGGTTTGGGAATTATCTTGAGCCGCATGAACGTCTCAAGATCATCAAGGGCGACATCCGAGATCAGAGTTTTCCTCTAGGGGCGACTGACGCAATCATCCATCTGGCAGCGGTTGCCAATGATCCGGCTGGAGAAGTTGATCCAAAACTCACTTGGGAGATCAATGCGCTTGCAACCGCTCAACTTGCCGATAGAGCCGCACGAGAAGGGGTGCAGCAGTTCATCTACGCCAGTTCCGGGAGCGTCTACGGGATCTCTGATGCGCCGGAAGTGACTGAAGAAACTCCGCTTGTGCCCCTCTCCGAATACAACAAGACCAAGATGGTCGCTGAACTGGCGGTGTTGTCCTATGCCGCGAGGATGGGAGTCCTCATCATCCGTCCTGCCACGGTTTGCGGGTTTTCCCCCCGTATGAGACTCGATACGATGGTCAACAGCTTCACCTTCCAAGCCCTCTCAAAAGGCATCATTAGGCTTAACGGGGGAGATCAGTACCGACCCAACATTCACATTGAGGACATGACCGATTTCTACCTGTGGGCTCTGTTAAGACCGGGACTCTATGGAATTCTCAATGCCGGATTCGAGAACTTGAAGATCAAGGACATCGCAAGAATGGTGGCTAACAAAGTTGGTACAAGGATCGTTGCAATGCCCTCCAACGATCCGCGTTCCTATCGACTTAACTCGGACAAGCTGCTGGCGGCAGGCTTCAGTCCCAAGAAAACTGTATCGGATGCGATAGATGAAATCATCGCAAAATATCGGGCAGGAAAACTAAAGGACGAACCTCAGTGGCACTCACTCTCAGCAATGCCCCGCGCAGCTTGAGCCGGGAAATCTTCGCCGAGCGGGTCAGGCAGTTCGAGCAGCGTCTGCTCGACAACATGAAGGATATTTTTGTTCCAGTTCACCTATGTTTAGGTCACGAAAAGGTCGCCGCTGAAATCTATGAATACATCCGGCCGGAGGACTTTTTGTTCAGTCATCATCGGAACCATGGGCATTATCTGGCGAAGGGAGGTTCGGAAGAAAAGCTGTGGGATGAGATTCGCGGCTTGCCTACCGGCGTTAATGGAGGCTTCGCCGGCTCCCAGGGCATTTCTGACGGCTCAATCAACTTTCATGCCTCAGCTATCGTGGGAGGCTTGGTAGGCGTTGCCGCCGGAACTGCCTACGCGCTCAAGATGGACAAGTCGAAAGCGATTGTTGTTTGTGTCGTGGGTGATGCCGGGACGGAAGCGGGAGTTTATTGGGAAACGGCGAATTGGGCGGTGCTGAACAAGCTTCCTATGGCTTTTATAGTCGAAAATAATTCAATGTCAGTTGATTCGCTTATTGAAGAAAGGCAAGCGACTCCGCTTATTCCGAGGGCGGCTGCGTTTGGTTTGAGGATCAGCTCCAATGTGCAAGGTGCCTTACAGATGGCGCGTTCCGGAAAACCGTCGTTTCATGAGGCGAAGGTCAAGCTGGAGGGGCAGCATATCTACATGGCGAACCTGTTGCCAAAGGAAGTGATTGCATGAATAAAGCATTGAACGCAGAGTTAATTTCCAGAGAAATATATAAGAAAGCACTGAGAGAAGGCTTGATAAGTAATTCCGATAATGCTGCTCGTCCTGCCGGGACGTTCGCTGGCGAGATCAACAGAACTCTTCATGAAATGCTGGAGAAGCATCCCAATCTCGTTCTTGGCGGCCAGCTTATCAAATATGGATTTGCCGGCCTGACTATTGGTTTGTATGAAAAACATCCCGAACGCTTCATCACTTATAGCGTATCTGAGGAACTGATGAATTCAAGCGCGATGGGACTGGCCCTGGCTGGCAAGCGCGTTGTGCTCTTCCACGTGAGATTAGATTTTCTTTTGTGTGGTTGTAACGCTCTCTTCAATCATATTCCGATCTGGTGGAAGAAGGGCTACAAACTACCGATTACTATCATTGCTCAGGAAGGTCGTGGGATAGGCTCGGGACAGGGAGCACAACACAGCAAGGACATCACGTTCTGGTTTAGTCGCTTCGAGGGCTGGAACGTCTGCGTTCCACAGACTCCGCAAGAAGCGGGTGACATGCTCAGAGAATCCATTGAGGGCAATAAGCCTACTCTCTACACCATTCATCGCAGACTGTTCAACGCAAAAGAAGGAACCCGCGTAGTGACTCCTGAATACATCAAGCTCTGCGGGGCCTCGCAACGCCATGTCAAGGAATTCTATGGTCCCGACAGTTAGCATAATCGTTCCGGCATACAACGCCGCTCAATGGATTGCGCAGTCAATCCAGAGCATTCTCGATCAGGATTATCTGGATATTGAAGTTATCGTCGTGAACGACGGCTCGACCGATAATAGCTCGGGAGCCATTCCAAGGGGGGATGACAGGCTTTTTATCAGCCATCACCTGCATCGCGGGGTATCCGCCGCGCGCAATACCGGACTCGATCTGGCAACCGGCGAATTCGTCATGTTCGTGGATGCCGATGATTATCTTGAGTCTCATGCCATCGGAGCGATGGTGAAAGTGATTGACGGGGTTGATCTGGTAGTCGGTTCTTTCCGGAAATTTGGAACATTCGAGATGACAGTCGAGCATTCGAGCGAGACTTTGGATGTCAAGGAAGTCGCTCAGATCGCAATGAGCAATCTCAGGGAGCCGAGACATTACCAGATTTTGTCCGGCTGTTGGGCGAAGCTTTTCAGGAGGGCGCTTATCGGTCGGTTTCCCGATCTCTCCACGGCGGAGGATATGGCTCTTAACTTTGACTACTTGATGCGCTGCAAGAAAGTGCGTTTTATCTCCGACATTGTGTATCATAATCGTAAGCGAGCGGAATCCCTCACCACGACCTTTGACGGGGGAAACAAGTCCGGCCTTTTTGGTTTCCTGGAAGCCTTGAAATACGTGGAACGGTTTCTCCAACCCTTTTATTCCAAGGAGCAGATTGACTCCGCAATAGACAATTCTAAACTCTACCACGCGATACTTTACTTCATGCGTATCTGCGACCACACTGGCGAGCCGATGAATGATGTTTTCAAGAGGCTCTATCCATGAAAAATTCAATTATGGAATTTCTGTTCCCTTGGCTGAGAATAAGGCGTATTGAGCGCGAACTGGATGCTCTGGAAAGAATTGAGGTTGCTCGTATGAAACAAGAATGGCGGGATCGTCAGACAAGAGAAATTTTGGAAGAATTCCATCGCCCAATGTTGTTTAAGAAATTTCTATGATTATTTTTGGTGCCGGCATCGTCGGGGAGGCCACTCTTCATGCCTGTCATGAGCGGGGGATCGTTGTTGACTGCTTCATGGATGACCGCATCAAGGGGCCGGTGGCTGGCACGGAAGTTATCCGAACGACCGAACTCAAGGAACGCTATCCCCAAGCTCGTTACTTCTATGTCACTTCTCCCAACATCCAAGACATGATTAGACCTTTGAGAGATATGGGTTACACCGGATGGAAGTCCTGCGGGGAAGTGCTGAAAGACTTCGATATTTCAGAGATCGAGTTCCAAAGCATCAACGGCTCCAATCAATCAAGTCGTTATTCAATCGAGCATATTAAGTACCTGATTCGCACCTGTCTTCACCATCACGCGAACTACATTAGACCCGAGTTGCTGACGGTGCAGAGTGTGGACCTCATTATTACTGAACGCTGCTCGATGAAGTGCAAGGATTGTTCCAACCTCATGGCCTATTACGAAAAGCCGGAGAACGCCGACTTAAACGAGATGCTTTCAACTATAGACTCGTTCTGCTCCAAGATGGATGAAATCTACGAGGTACGGGTGATCGGTGGCGAGCCGTTCATGAATAAGGAACTGCATCTGGTGGTCGAGAAACTGACCTCCATGGAGAACATCAAGAAAGTCGCCATCTTCACCAATGCGACGATCATGCCGAGAGAGGAACAGTGGCCCTCGTTACAGCATGAGAAAGTCAGGTTTTTCATCACCGAATACTTACAGTCTAGAAAGCTTCAACCCCTGATCGAGCAACTTGAGAAGAGAGGAATAGCCTATGTCTCTGAAAAAGCGAACGGCTGGACGGAATGCGGGGCGCTTGAAAAGCACGAACGCACAATCAAGGAGAACGAAGCAATCTTCACGAGCTGCTGCGCGAAGAACCTCGCCACTCTTGCCGATGGCAGGCTCTACCGCTGTCCGTTCTCGGCTAATGCGTTCAAGCTTCACGCCGTTCCAGACTACACGGAAGATTATCTCGTGGTTTCCGAAGCTGGACGCGAAGAGATTCGGCGGTTTCTGAGGGGAAAGACCTATATCGAGTCCTGCGACCACTGCCGTGGCAGAAATTACGATGCCCCAGTTATTATTCCGGCCATTCAGACCAAAACGCCCTTGAAATACTTCAAGTATGTCAGCGCCAAACAATCCTAAGCCGGACATGCCCTGATGGCCCTCTCCGTAACTCAGACTGCGGCTCTGGTCGGTATCTTGAAGCCAGGGATGCATGTTGCCAGTTTTGGTTACCCGGATTTGATAGCTCCGGAAGAAATGATTGTGAACTTGGTAGGGGTGCATAGAGCCCTGTGGGAGTACCGGGAAGACTCTCTGGAAATCTGTAAGCGTCATGGTCTTCAACAGAGAAACATTCCTGATGCTCATTCGGTATTTAAAGCCATGGATTGCGAACTGGATGTCTACGACATCGTGCAGGAACGCGGATGTGAGATAATTTTGGACCTTAACCAGCCAATAGGATGGAAAGAATCAATAAATGTTTCTAAGTCTCTGAGGCAGAAATATGATGTCGTTCTGGATGTTGGAACGGTTGAGCATTGCTTCAACATTGCCCAGGCAATAATGAACATGGCTGGACTGGTAAAGCAAGGAGGCCACATCATCCATGAGAACCCATTCAACTGGGGGAATCATGGGTTCTATAATCTGAATCCGACGTGGTATCACGATTTCTACGCCGCGAACGGATTTAAGCTGCTTGATTGCAAACTTGTTTTACGGGATGGAACCAGTATTGGGTGCCCACCTACAAGCAGGTTTAGATATCAGGCGGAAGAAGCAAACGTGTTTGCGATGGCACAAAGGGTTACAATACAACCCTTTGTGTTCCCAACCCAGTCCAAGTACGCGAAGTTGATTACCGCCGCCAGGGTCAAGAGCGAGAAGGAGACTGAACATGCGTGAGCAATTAAGTATGGATGACATTCTTTCGGATAAGCCAGTATCGAAGGAGCCAGTCCAGGCTGAAATCAAGGAGACGGTAGAAACCAAGGAACCGGTTCAAGTAGAGACGCCTGAGGTCGAAAGACCGGTCTCAAGGAAACAGGCTCACCGGGATAAGGAACAAGCTGCCCAAGGCCGGGTTCGAGACCCAGAGACCGGACAGTACTCCAAGGTCGATGAACCAGCCAAGGAACCTGTCAAAGAGCCGGTTAAGGAACCCGTCAAGGAAGCCAAGCTTGCTGCACCGCAGCAAGACTTTACCGAGAAGGAAAGGGCGTTTCTAAAAGCGGCTCAAGAAGAACGGGGCAAGCGCCAGGAATGGGAACGCAGAGTAGCGGCTGGCGAATATGTAAAGGCTGGGGTAGCACAGCCAGTCACCCCCGAGCCCGCCAAGACCTTCTGGGACGATCCTGAGGCCGCTTTCACCAAGCAACAAGCTGAGATCAGGGCCGAAACCGATAAATTCCGGGCTGAGATCGTCACCTCCCGGCTCAACATGGCTGAGTCTATCGCTCGGCAGAAATATAAGGATTTTGACGAAAAAACAGCGGTTTTCGGGGAATTGCTGAAAACCATGCCTGGTCTTTACCAGCAATGGATGTCCGCGGCGGACCCAGCCGAGTTTGCCTATACAACCGGCAAGAACAACCTGGAGCTGAAAGAGGCCGGCAGCATTGATGAATTGAGGGCCAGGATCGAGAAGGAAACCCGCATCAAGCTGGAGGCTGAACTGAAGGAAAAAGCGGAGAACCTTCAGAAGGAAAGGGATGCACTACCGCCGTCACTTTCTGATGCGCCGAGCAAGGGGATGAATAAAGTCGCGTGGGGCGGCCCGACCTCAATGGTGGACATCCTGAAGCACTGATTTGACAATTCAAACATAAGCGTATTTAATAGTCTTGTAGTAAAGGTGTCGCCCACCTTCAAGGGGCGTGTAGGTCAAGAGCGTCGCCAGCTCCGATGGGCGGTTTTCTGTCGCCGGGATTACGGGCGTGAGGAAAACCTTACCTACCATCGGAGATGCCTATGGCGTATACCTCTGCTCAACCGAATTTAACCCCGGAACAGTGGGACGATTCGTATTTTCGGGATTACGTCCGCATGTCCCGTTACAAACGGTATTTCGGTACCGACGAAGCGGCGATCTTCCAGATCAAGGAGGATTTAACCCGGAAAAAGGGCGACCGTATAACCATCGCCTTGGTCAACGAGTTGGTAGGTGCCGGTGTCACTGGGAACGCCACCCTCAAGGGTAACGAGGAACGCCTCAATTCCCGGTCTGACACGCTGATTGTCGATGTTTTAAGACACGCGGTTGCAGTGGATGACTGGGATGTTCAGAAATCCGTCGTTGAGCTGCGGGACGCCGGAAAAGTCCAGCTCCGCGAGTGGTCGCAGAAGATGTTGAGAGATGCCTGCACTACAGGTCTCGGGCAGGTGGCAAACGTTGCTTTCGAGACTGCGACCAACGCCCAGAGAGACACCTGGCAGTCGGACAATCGGGACCGCCTGGTTTTTGGTACCACCACCGTTACTCAGGGGACCTTTGCTTCCGCAATCTCAGCGGTTACTGCGGCGGCTCAGTTAAGCCCGACCATCCTCTCCCTCATGAAGCGGCTTGCCCAAGCCGCTACTCCCAAGGTGAAGCCAG